AGAACCAGTTTATACTCTTGGTGATTCAATTTATAGAGCACCTGAGTCTAAGACAACTGGATTTTCAACCAGTCCAGTATTCACTGGAGTATTTGGTGTAGATCAAGTTGAAGTTGGTGTTGCTGCTACTACTGCATATGCTGTTGCTCATAGTGGTTGGGTTGGAATTATGACTTATATTGATACTCACGGAAATTTAAGAGTTAAGAGTGAGGTATTAGTTGCTGGTGGAATTTTAACCACTTCTGATGCTCCTGATGATGGATTATTCTGAAATATTTGATAAGATGGTATGAAATTTGATGAGTTAAATAAAGATAACTATTTACTATTCGCTATAAAATTTTATGATAATCCTCAAGCACTTACAATGGAGGATTTTCATTCCGATTTGAAGAGAATACGATATATTAAAAAATTGTTAAAAAAGTATAAAAAAGATGGGATTTTAAAATCTCATCTTTTATTAAATCATTTAATAGTTCTTTTTAATGTCTTTAATGATGCCACAGTTCCGTTATTATTTTATACTTTAGATAAAGAATTGTGGCCTTCATTAAAGAGTTTTTTATTATTTTTAAATAGAATGCCGGAATATCCAAAAACTCAAATACATGATGTTAAAGAAGATGAAGAGTGTCTAAAACAATTACAAGCAATCTGATGGATAAGTTAGATAAGTTAATTCAAATTATTCATAATATTAAAGAGGAAGGTGAGAGGGGAATTGCTAATGTAGTGGGTGATGGAGAAAAGTCTCTTGGATATAATATTGAGACTGAGACTCCTCCTGTTTGGAAAGAAAAAAAGAATTATGCTAAAGGTGGAAAAGGGTCTCGTAAGTGGTGGTTACAATACCTTAAGCAAAAATAATACAAATAAATATTAGTAGATTTGTTATGTTTCAATGTAGCAAATCTCATACTTCACGATCATGTTTAACCAAAACACTTCATCCGATACCAAAATTGCCGTCTTAGAAGAGAGACTTTCATCGTATGAGGTTATGATGAGAAAAATAGACGAAGCAATTCAAATAATGGGGAAGACTAGTCAAAGCATTAGCAAAATGCTGGCAGTTCATGAGGAAAAGATTGAGAATTGTGGTAAGACTGATGAAATGATATCAAACATGATTCATGAGATGAAGGAAGAAAATAAGGAGCAGCATAAAAAAGTATCTGAGAAAATTCAATCATTAGAAACAAAAGTAGAAGAACTTGGTAAGTTTCGTTGGATAATCGCAGGAGCAGCAATTCTTTTATCTTTCGCAGTTTCCCAATCTCATATGGTCGTAGACATCTTGACACCAGACCAAGCACCTGTTAAAGTAGAGAGCACGAAGTAATAACCTCTTCATAATGGATTTGATTGACTCCAAATATATTGGACTCGTTTCTTCACGACTACAAAAATTTAAGAGGGTCAAGGCAAATCTATACACCTTCCGATGTCCTCTTTGTGGCGACTCTAAACGCAATAAAAGCAAGACTAGGGGATACTTATACCCTGTAAAGAGTAACACTAACTTTAAGTGTCATAACTGTGGTGCTAGTATGTCCTTCAATAACTTTTTGAAGGAGTTGGACCCTGTGCTTCATAAGCAATATACACTTGAGAAGTTTAAGGAAGGATATACGGGTAAAAACTTCGTGGTTGAAGAACCAAAGTTTGAGTTTACTAAACCTGTCTTCAAAAAGAAACTGGACTTACCCAAGGCATCAGAGAATCCTGCTGCCAGAGAATATCTGGAAAAGAGGAAACTGAATCCTGAAAAGTTTTATTATGCTGACAAATTCAAGGAGTGGGTGAATACTCAAAAGCACACTTTCAATACTATTGGTAGAGATGAAAGTCGTATTATTATACCAATGTATGATAGTGACAATAATCTCATCGGTTTTCAGGGAAGAGCACTCGGTCCAAACCTTGTTAAATATATCACTGTGATGCTTTCTGATGACGCACCAAAAATTTATGGGATGGAGAAAATTGATTCTACGAAACCCATTTACATCGTTGAAGGACCCTTCGATTCCACGTTTATACAGAATTCTGTTGCTATGTGTGGGTCCGACCTTGATATTAGGTCGTTTGGTTGGTGCGATTATATTTACGTTTTTGATAACGAACCACGTAATCGAGAAATCGTCAACCGAATATCAAAAACCATCGACAGAGGTGACAAAGTAGTGATTTGGCCAACAACTATCGAGCACAAGGACATTAATGACTGTGTGCTTGCTGGACTTAATGTTATGGATGTGTTAAAATCAAATATCTACTCTGGTTTAGAAGCAAAAATCAAGTTTAACAATTGGAAGAAAATATGAGTAACGGAACAAAAGTCGTTAAAAGAAATGGTGCTACTGAAGTATTGGAGTTGAATAAACTTCATGTAATGGTAGAAGAGGCGTGTAAGGACCTTGCAGGGGTCTCTGCAAGTCAAGTTGAGATGCAATCTGGTATTCAATTTTATGATGGCATTACAACGGCAGAGATTCAGGAGATTCTAATTCGATCTGCCTCTGATCTAATTGATCTGGATCATCCCAATTATCAATTCGTTGCAGCACGTTTGCTTCTGTTTGCGATTCGTAAACAGATCTTTGGTCGTATGCATGAGGCACCAACTGTAAAAGAGCACACTCTAAATTGTGTGGAGAAAGGAGTCTATGATTCTGAGATTCTCTCACTTTATTCTGATGAAGAGTTTGAGAAACTTGAATCCTTTATCGATCATGGACGGGATTATCTCTTCACCTATGCAGGTCTTCGTCAGGTCGTTGATAAGTACCTCGTGCAAGATAGAAGCACCGGTACTTTGTATGAAACTCCTCAGTTCATGTATCTTTTGATTGCGGCAACTATTTTTTCCAAGTATCCTAAGGAAACCCGTCTAGACTACGTTAAGAGGTATTATGACGCAATCTCCAAACACAAAATCAACATTCCAACCCCCATCATGGCGGGAGTGCGAACGCCACTTAGACAATACGCTAGTTGTGTTCTGGTTGATGTTGATGACACCCTCGATAGTATCTTTACTAGCGATATGGCTATTGGCAGATACGTTGCACAAAGGGCGGGTATCGGTATCAACGCAGGTCGAATCCGTGGTATCAACAGCAAAATACGAGGTGGCGAGGTTCAGCACACGGGTGTTGTACCGTTCCTCAAAAAGTTTGAAGCGACTGTCCGATGCTGTACTCAAAATGGCATACGCGGTGGATCCGCCACCGTCCACTTCCCCATCTGGCACCAAGAAATAGAAGACATCCTCGTATTGAAAAATAATAAGGGGACTGAGGACAATCGTGTTCGTAAGTTAGACTATAGTATCCAAATCAGCAAACTCTTCTATGAACGATTCATTCAAAACAGAGAAGTCTCACTCTTCTCTCCACACGACGTTCCTGGTTTGTATGATGCTTTTGGCACTGATCGATTTGACGAGTTATATGTATCTTATGAACGAGATACATCTGTTCCAAGAAAGACTATCGGTGCTCAAGAACTCTTTCTGGATCTTCTGAAAGAGAGAGCAGAGACCGGTCGTATTTACATTATGAATATCGATCATTGTAATTCTCACTCTTCTTTTCTTGATAAGGTTGAAATGAGCAATCTTTGTGTTTCTGGCGATACACAAATTCAAATTAGATATGTGGAACCACAATATGATGATGTTGGAGAAATTTATGATGGGGAAGTATTTAATGAAGAAATTCAAATTAAAGAATTAGAACCATATATTGGAAATGGTAGTGATACTGTTGAAGTTCTTTCATATGCTATTGAAACTGGTAAAGAAGAATGGGCACCAATAACAGCATTTGCTCAAACCTCACCGAAAGCAAAGGTAATGAAAATTACTGATGAAGAAAGTGGTAAGAGTATTATAGTTACACCAGAGCATCAAGTATTCACCAAAAATCGTGGATATGTAATGGCAAAGGACTTAACTGAAAATGATGAATTGGTAATTAACTAATAAGATAGGAAGTGTAATGTCTATATTTTATAAATAGTTATGAGATTACACTTCCTATAATGAAAACATATATTGTGTATAAAATCACCAATACAAAAAACGGAAAACCTTACATAGGAAAAACTGAATATTCTTTAGAACATCGTTGGAATCGTCATTTATCATCCGCAAGAAATGGATCTAAATTTAGATTTCATTCTGCGATTAGAAAATATGGTGAAGATTGTTGGGATTTATCTGTGATTGAAACTTATCAAACTGAAGATGAAAACTTTATCAACGAAAAGGAAACTCACTTCATTAAACTTTTTGAGAGTGATACTAAAAAAGGTTATAATGCTACTTCAGGTGGAACTGGTGGATGGATGCTTCCTAGATGTTCGCAGGAGGTTCAGGAAGAGTGGAGAAGCAATATTTCTATAAGAACTACTGGTTACAACAATCCAAACTATTCTGGACTTACTGACGAACAACTTATAGAAATAGGAACAAAATTTGCTCAAAAATATGGATTTATTGGCGGTAGAAAAAGAATAGTTGAGTTTGCTCTTAATGAGTTAAATGTAAAGTTTCCAAAACATTTCTCTAAAAACAGATTTGGAGGAAATCATCAAAACTTTTATAAATGTATTGAAGAACAAACTGGATTGGTGTATAATCCTTATTATAGAGACGAAACTCAAAGAAAACTTGCTAAACAACTTTTAGAACAAAACAGGAGAAAAAAATGCTAAAGATTGAATATCTTGAAGAAGAAATTCCAGTTTATGATATTACTGTAGAAGGAACACATAATTTCTTCGCAAATGATATTCTTGTCCATAATTGCCAGGAGATTACACTTCCAACTAAACCACTTGAACATATTGATGATACTGATGGTGAAATTGCTCTCTGTATTCTTAGTGCTATCAACGTTGGTAAAATTAAGACTAATGAAGAACTTGAAGTTCTTTGCGATCTTTCTGTTCGCTCTCTAGATGAACTCATTGATTTTCAAGGATATCCCGTCAGAGCAGCAGAAATCGCCACCAGAGCACGTCGTTCTCTTGGTATAGGTTTTATTGGTTTAGCACACTATCTCGCCAAGCACGGGGAGCACTACGATGATCCTGGTGCTTGGAAACTTGTCCATGATCTGACTGAGGCATTCCAGTATTATCTGATTCGGGCAACAGTCAATCTTGCGAAAGAGAAAGGTGCTTGTGAGTATTCGCATCGCACTAAGTATTCTCAGGGAATTCTTCCGATTGATACATACAAGAGTGATGTGGATGAAATCGTCCCGAATGAGTTGAAGTATGATTGGGAAGGTCTTAGAGCACAGGTTAAGCAGTATGGGGTTAGAAACTCAACACTGTCCGCACAGATGCCATCGGAGAGCAGTTCCGTTGTGTCAAACGCAACAAATGGAATTGAACCACCTCGCGGATACCTGTCCATTAAGAAGTCGAAAAAGGGTCCACTCAAGCAGATTGTTCCCCAGTATCAAACACTTAAGAACAACTATACGCTTCTGTGGGATATGCCTAGCAATCGCGGTTATATTCATATTGTCGCTGTTATGCAAAAGTTCTTCGATCAAGCGATTTCTGGAAACTGGTCGTATAATCCAGAGAATTATGCCGATAATGAAGTTCCTACTTCAGTAATGGCGCAAGATCTTTTGACTTGTTATCGCTATGGTTGGAAAACAGCATATTACCAAAATACCCACGATATGAAAAATGACGAAGTTGAAGAACCAAAACAACAACTTCAA